TTACAATAATACTGCGTTTTATTTAGATCCAAGCACTACAGGAACATCAGTAAATGTAGCGGGTGATGTTGTAGCGTATGCTAGTTCTGATATTAGATTTAAAAACAATGTCACTCCAATAACAAATGCTTTAGATAAGTTAAGTAAAATAGGTGGTTATACTTTTGAGTGGAATGAAATATCACACAAAGAAACAGGCAAAAAAGATATAGGTGTAGTAGCTCAAGAGGTAGAAGAAATATTACCAGAGATTGTACAAACTAGATCAAACGGTTACAAAGCTGTTGACTATCAAAAACTAACTGCTTTACTTATTGAGTCGGTTAAAGAACAACAATTTATAATAGACGATTTAAAATCAAGAATAGAAAGGCTAGAAAAAATTTAATACCTTTGCAATTATGAATGTAACATATTCTTATAAAATAACAAGTATGCTAATGGCTCCGTCATTAGATAATTTAACTGATGTAGTCACGGTAGTTAAATTTGACTATATTGGCACTGATTCAGATTCAGGATATTCAGGGAAGTTTATAGGATCTATTCCTGTGGGTGCACCTGATCCTTCAAGCTTTGTTCCTTTACAAGACTTAACAGAAGATGAGGTTATACAGTGGGTTGTTGCGACATATCCTAGTTGGGATCATCCACAAGAAGTTATTTCAAATCAAATAAACAATCAGATTACTCCAGAGAATGAAAACGCTCCTATGCCTTGGGCTCCAGAGCCACCAGAACCACTTCCGCCAGGAGATGAGTAATTATAAAAGGTAATCTATAATTGATTATCTTTGTGTAAATTCTACTCTTTATGGCAATTAGAACATTAAGCAACCAGACTATAGACAGCACACTAAGCACAGCTGGCGCTATAACATCAGGCGGAAATTTAAGAGTATCATCAGGTATACTATATGTGGGTAATGGTTCTAACACTACTGCTCGTATAATGGGGTTTGGTGATACGGAAATGATTACTGGAGTTTCTGGAGCTACTTATCTTAGAGTTTCTGGATCTAGCACATTAGCTGGTACTTTACAAAGTGGTCAATATATTTTAGCAGCTGGTTTAGCATACGGAGCTGTTAATTCATATACACAAATAATTGATGGCTCAACTGGCGCTATAACAGGAACTACAGCAGATTTTGCAGGAAAAGTTATTGCTTCAAATGGAATTGAAGTCACTGGTGGTTCAACTGGTGCTGATATTTACATTAACAATACCTCACCTACATTAGGTTTTACTGATAGTAATAGCTTTTCAGATCCAAACGATATTTATATAATTAGAGGTACAAGTAGTGATAGTTTAGAGTTCCAATGGTATGACAATAGTGCCGGAACAACAGAACGAACATTTATAATCGATAGTGTTGGTAATGCAACTTTTGAAGGAAACGTAGGAATAGGTTCTTTTCCTACACAAAAATTAGACGTTGTTGGTTCTGGTGGTAATACTAATATAAGAGTATATGATAGTTCAGCTAATTCAGAAGTTGGTTTACAATTACAAAACGACGCAAAAACTTGGCAATTACAAAACTGGGGAAGTGGTGGTGATAATTTAAGATTATTAAATAACGCTGGAAATATCGTTCAACTTTGGGACGATAATGGAAATGTAATGATAGGTAATGCAAATGATCCTGCTACTAAATTACAAGTTGTTAACGCTGGCGAGGTAATAGTTAGGTCTTCAATGACAGCTGCTGATGGTTATAGAGGTGGTTTTGAAGCTGACAACCAACACACTGGAGGTACTATTTGGTCAATGTTTTCAACCAATAATAGTGATGGTTATTTTGGTGGTGGAAAATTTGTTATAGCAAATGAATCTATGGGTGGTGTTGATGCTAACACTACTGCTAAGTTTGTTATTGATGGTTCAGGTAACGTAGGAATCGGAACAACTTCACCTGGGGCTAAATTAGAAATTACAAGCAGCACAGCAGCTGGGGCATTAACTATTACGCAGAGTGCGGAAGTTACTGGAAACGCAATGGTTTATATAGACAACAATTCAGCTTCTAATAAACCAGCTCTTAGAATTGATGTAGCTGCAGGGGGTAATTCTACAGATACACACGGTGTACTTATTAACAACAATGGACCTGGCTATGGCTTAATAGTAAATGGCGGCAACGTAGGAATTGGAACAACTTCGCCTAATGCACAACTTGAAGTAGAAACATCTTCATACAGTGCTGCAAATGCAATTGCAAATTTTGTAAATGGTAATAATCCGGTTAGAGTTGCATACGATACAGTAGTTATTGCTCAGACAGATGTACCAGCTCTTTCGCTAGTAGAAACAGTAACTGGTTCACAAGCTAATGAACAGAAACTTAATTTTTCAGTAGGTGATTTCAAAGCCGTTATTTCATCAACAGACACTGTAACGAACGGAATTTATTTTACCGTAAACAGACCTACAAACCAACCCGCATACAATACTGCTACTGGGACTATAGCAATGAATATAAACAATAACGGTAACGTAGGAATTGGAGAAACTTCACCTAGTGCTAAATTACAAATAAAAGGTACTGGTGCAGTATCTGGATTAACTTTTAAAACAACCGATTCTTCAAGTAATGAAACATTTTATATTAATGATGGTGGAACTGTTGGTGTAAGATATTATCCATTTAAAATAGGCGTACCTAGTGGAACTGCTAATGTAGCTAATAGTAGATTTCAAATAGCTACAACAGCTGGTGATTTTGTAGTATTAAATGACGGAAAAACTGGAATCGGGACGACTTCGCCTAATTATCAACTTGAAGTTAGAACTACCACTAATAATAGAGCTATCCAAGCGGTTAACTCCACCACATCTGGAACAAATTGGGGATTTCAAGGTGGTGCTTATGGTTCTGGTGCAACAAAAAATATTGGATTACAAGTAACAGCAGAAGGCGCTTCAACAAATTATGCTGCTTTATTTGATGGAGGGAACGTTGGTATCGGGACGACTTCGCCAAATTACAATTTAGAAATAGGAGGTACAGCAAATCCAGTAGTGGCAATCGTGTCTAGTATTAATAGTGCAACATCCTCATTGTACTTTGGTGATTCAGATGCTAAAGACAGAGGGCAAATTAGGTACACTCACTTTGGTGATTTCATGGAACTAAAAGCGGGTGGTGCTACAAGAGTATATATAGAATCGGGTATTAATACAGCTTATACATCTGATGGTCTATTTAATTCTAATGCTACACCTAGTTATTGGAATCATGGAAATGGTCAGTTTAAACTTGGCTACATGGATAACGGTAGTGGATTGTATTCAGGTGCTTATGCATTTAACGTTAAATCTACGGATGGTATTCCAGTAACAGGAAGAGAGATTGGTGCTATATATATAAATGATGTTAGTAACGGTAGAAAACCTTTGAGAATTAGCAATCAAGGTAGGATTACTATAGAACAAACCAACACTAGCACTAGCTATGGATCAGCCACTGGTTGGCTTACTATAGCAAATGGTACTAGCGCCTATAATTTCTTTAATGCTTATACAGGCACAGATGGTGGTTCTGGATGCGCTAGATATAGATTGAATAATACTTCACCTTCGTTTTTTGATTTTTATTATCAAACAACACAAGTTGGTTATATAACAACAAACGGTACTGATATATTTTATGCTAATACATCTGATTACAGACTGAAAGAAGATTTAAAATCTTTTAATGGCATGAGTTTGTTAGAGCAAATACAAGTATATGATTTTAAATGGAAGGAAAGCGACAATAGAATGTATGGTGTTGTTGCACACGAGCTTCAAGAAGTGGTTCCGCAAGCTGTTGTAGGGGAGAAAGATGAAGATAAATTACAAGCTGTAGATTACAGTAAGTTAGTTCCTGTATTGATAAAATCAATTCAAGAATTAGAAGCTAGAGTTAAAGAATTAGAAAACAATTAATATGAGTTTAGTTATAAGTAATACACAGTATATAGATGGTTTAGATTTATGGGAAGCCTCCATAAACCCGTTGCCTGTTTTAGATTATGAAAATTTAAGTTACGAAGAAAAAGATACAGGTAGGTTTTACTGTACTAATGAAGATGCTATAAAAGAAATAAAAGCATGTTTTGATAAAAAAGTAATAGATCAAAAAATATCTCAACCTTATGTGCTTTATGTTGAAATACAAAAAAACTTACCTAACTTTGAATTAATACCTCATTTTGATAATGAAGATATATTAGGTGTTATTATTATAAATTTAATAGACAGTGGAACATCTACAGAGTTTTACGATGTTCAAGATGTAAAATTAAAACAAGCTCCGACCGCTATTTCGGAAGGAATTATGTATTTAAATAATTGGGATTTTAAACATGGTTATAAAAACTCAACAACAAATGATAGGTATATAGCGATATGTATGATAAAAAAATAAAATAATGGCATTACCACAACCAGGAAACCCAATATCGGCAAATATGATAAACGTAGAAGCGTCTAGAGCAGGTACTACGGCTAATACTAAATTAGCTGGAGCGTCAACGCCTCAAGCTGGTTCACTGGTTAAAATATATCAAACAGCTAGTCCGCCTGTAAATCAAAGTGCGCCACATTCGTACTCTGAATTTTACGGCAGAAGTTTTGTTTCAACAACATCATATAGTTCGTCAACAATGGGCGTGTTTAATCAAGCGTGTAACTTTAATGGGTTTAACCCATGTTGTACACAAACATATTATCATGATGGCTCTGGCTCACTTCCAGCTGCTGGTGATATTTGTACATCAGATGCGGCAGGGACAACACCTTTAAGTGCGGGATATTATAATATAAACGCAGCAACGGGAGTAGGTAATAGATTGGTAATAAAAATATCCACCTCAACTGGAGCTGTTGATTCGGGATGGCCTCAATACTGTTAAATAAATAATTATGGCAATAAGAATATTAAGTGGAGAAAATATAACAGGAGATATAACTACTTCAGGTAAAGTTAATGCTGGCGATAGAATATTAACTGAAGCTACCACATCAAATGCTTTGTTACAAGTTAAGTATAATTCTAGCAATTATCTAGAAGGGTATTATGATAAATTAAATGTGGTAGGTGGAGATTTTCTTATACAAAGATCTGGTGACACCAAAATACAGTTAACAGCTGTAGGCACTACGTTTACAAATTTATCTAATACGTCCGCTGCCAGTAGTTCGGTAGATGAAGTTAAAATAGGAAGTTTTGGGGCAGGTAGACCAGCTATCTTTTTAGGAACTTCAAACACCACATATACTAACAGCACTTGGTTTATTGAAAACATAGGCGCATCAGGTAAGTTTAGAATTGGAAGAAATGGTTTGGATGTTTTAGAAATAGAAAATAATGGAGCTTCTTTAATTAAAGGGCCATCCCTTACTGTTATAGATGATTCAGATCCTAGTGTTTCGGTAAGTGATACAGACACTAATTATAAAGGCTTGATGGTGTGGAGAAATTCAGGCAGCGAAAATGTCTTAGAGTTTGTAACACGATATGCTGGTACTTATTATACAAATAATTTAGTTTTAGACAGAGGAAAGGTAGGAATTGGAACAAATTCGCCGGGGAGAAAATTAACTGTTACTGGTGATGCATCAGGAGACGCAAACAACTTGCTTTTATCAAACGAAAATGACACAAACGGTGATTCTGCTAGTATTGGTTTTAGTATGCTTAGTAATAATACTTATGTAAAAGCGGGGATATTTTTTCAAAGAATCACAACTCAAGGTCGTGGAGATTTAATATTTGCAAATAACAATGAAGTTAATGGAAATAATGTTGGTATAACCAATGAAATAATGTCTATTAGAAACACAGGCGCTATTGAAATTAAAGGAACGTCTACAACTCTTAACGGGAAAGCGTTTATTACTAATACAGATGCATTAATGACGATTGGTTCTACTCAATCATCAGGGGTTCCTAAAGATATGGCGTTTTTTAATGGTGGAGAAAGAATGCGTATTCAAGCAACAACAGGAAACGTAGGAATCAGAGCAACTTCGCCTACAGCTACCCTTCAAATTGGTGATGGAACTGCTAATGTTCAACACAAAATTTGGGGATCAGGTACAGCGGGTATACAGATATTTACAAATTCACCATCTACTGGAACTAAACTAATTGCTTTAGAACAATATTTTTCAAACGAAGGGTATTTAGGATTATATTATAATGGCACTGAAAAAGTTAGATTTAGAGCAAATGATTCATCATTTATCAACGGTGGAAATTTAGGTATCGGAATAACTAATCCTAGTGAAAAACTTCATGTAAACGGTAGAACTATATTACAAAACACAGAGCATGTTGATTATGCTACTGGAAGTATAGACACAACAGGAGTTGTAGTGGCTACAGTTCCTTCATCAACAAACGGACAAAGTGTATTACTAACGTTTGAGGCAACAGGAGGTACGGGAAGTGTTTATAGTGTTATTTACTCTTGTTATAATGGTGGAGGTAATTGGTATTACACTAAAAACGTTTTAATTTTTGGAGGGAACATTGAGGTTGCCGAGACTAATGGATCAGGTAGCTCTACATTAAGTTTTAGTTTTAGATCAACATCAGGTTCTGCGGCTTATACACCACGAGTTGTAATGAAAGGAAATCCTTATGGGTTAGTTTCTTTTATATAAAATTTAATTTTATATCTTTGTAAAAATATTAAACAATGGCAAATTTTTATAAATGGACAATAAATCAAATGAACGCCCGTATCGAAGAAGATGGGAATCAAAACGTAATCTACACAGTACACTGGACGTATACCGCTCAAGACGACAAAGATCCCCAATATACCGCTAATCAAATAGGAACTTATTCTTTACAGTACGATCCTTCAACACCTTTTATTCCTTACGCTGATGACGAAGCGTTTGAGAATGTAGTAATTAGCTGGTTAAAAGCTGGTCTACCTGTAGCTGACATGGAAGCAAACTTGTCTAAACAAATAGATTTAGAGAAGCATCCTGTGGATGAAGACTTATACTTCACATGGGATAACCCCACGCCAATACCACCGGTTGAAGAAGAATAATATATTTACTATATTTACATAAATAAAATTAACATTAAAAATAAATTAAAATGAGTGAAATTAAATTAACTGAAGACGAATTAAAAAAAATTCAAGAACTTAACCAAGAGTTTACTAAAACTAAGTTAGAGATTGCTGACAATGTTCTAAGACAAGATCTTGCAAAAGACGCATTAAATAACTTAAAAAGTGCCTTTGCGGTTGAAGAAAAAAAATTAGCGGAGAAATACGGCCAAGATGCTGTTATTGATTTAGCAACAGGTATTGTTACTAAAAAGCCGCAGGAAGTAGAAGCAGAACCTATAAAATAAAAACATGGCTAGAATAAGTAATACTACAGCGTACTCAAGTATAACCCCTACACTGTCGGATTACTTTGTACTAACTGATTCAGAGAATAATTTAAACACTAAAACTTGTACGATTGAAAATCTACAAACTTTATTTGGTTTAAACACTACATCAGTTACAATAGCTATTACAGAAACTTATCTTAAAGTAATTGCAGCGCAACCTTATACATTATTACCAGCTCCAGGAGATGGTTATGTGTATGATGTTAGTAGTATTGTTAGTTTGATGATTCCCGGTTCTACTCCTTATAATTTTGTTAACACGCTTAATGTAACTCAAGGAAATATTCAAGAACCTTTAGCTTTAAATTTATTAAATGCTACTGCTAAAAAAGTATATAAAAATGATCCATCACCAGCAGAATTTTTACCTGAAAACACAGGTATTACATTAGGCGGCCTTGCTAGCCCTAGCGCAGGTAACGGAACGTTGTATATAAAAATTACATATAGAAAGTTAAAACTAGACTCTACATTTTAATTAAATGGACATTAGAAAGATTTCAATAGGAGCAGACTATAAGTCTGGAGCTATGCACTATATAATAGGGCAAGACGTACTTGGAGGATCTTATGTAATTCATTTAATACAGTACGATGCATCTTCTGAATCATATAAAATCTGGATAGAAAAAAGCCAAGAAGTTCTTATATGGAAAGAGTTTAAAACAACGATGCCTATTTCTTTAGAATATAACATAAACTTTTAATGCAATCTCCTTTTTCTTTTATCGTACGTCCTGTAAGCGGAAAGAGATATGATAATGTGAAAAAAATAGGTGACTTAGATTTTTTAATTAGCGTTTCTAAAGAAGACCACAAAGCATCTAACAGGTATGGCCAAGTGGTGTCAGTACCTATTGGTTATAAAGGTGAAATAAATATTGGTGATATATTATTAGTTCATCATAATGTTTTTAAATATTATAATGACATGTATGGGCGTGAAAAAAGCGGTAAGAGTTTTTTTAAAGACGATTTATTTTTTATTGACTTTGATCAATTTTTTTTGTATTATAATAAAGAGGAATGGAAAAGTCATTCTAAGTATTGTTTTATAAAACCTATTCCACCTAAAGATTCATTTTTATCTAAGCGAGGAACTGAAGAGCCTTTGATGGGTGTGGTAAAGTATAATAATGAAGAGTTAAAAAAATTAGGCGTAAAGGTGGGTGACGAAGTATCATTTACTCCTGAATCTGAATATGAGTTTTATGTAGAGGACGAAAAACTTTACAGAATGTTTACCAATAACATAACTATGATTATGTAATGAACACAAAAGAAATCAAAGAACAAATTATAAAAGCTGGTGAAAAGGCTGTTATACAACTAATCAAAGTAGCGAAAGAAGACATTATCAAATATGATAAAGATGATGAACTGGCAGCTGATAGATTAAAGAACGCAGCCGCTACAAAAAAACTAGCCATCTTTGATGCTTTTGAAATCTTAAAACGTATAGAAGACGAAAAGCAATTACTAGAGGGTATAGATGTAACTAAAAATAATACACCTAAAGGATTTGCAGAATCAAGGTCTAAATAACTTATATACTACACTAACTAAAGTAGTTCCAAAAAATGTTTTATCTACTAAGAATAAAGCACGCACCTGGCATTATGGTTACAATGAAAAATACGATTTTGTAGTAATATCAAAATCTGGACAGATAGATCAGATTATAGATATAAATGGTTTGCATATTGCATTACCTAAGCCGCCAAGTAAAGTTTATTCAAGATCAAAAAAGAAAGAAGAACAATACTGGGAGGCTCAAGAAATTAGCAAAGAGCTAAAAAGAATTCAATCTATATTTCAATGGCATGAAGCTCCTCCTCAGTTTAAAAACAAGTGGGTAGATTATATTGAGCAAGAGTTTGATAGAAGAGAGGAAGGTTTCTGGTTTATGAATAAAGGCGTTTCAACTTACATAACAGGAACGCATTATATGTATTTACAATGGACAAAAATTGACGTTGGTCATCCTGATTTTAGAGAAGCTAATCGTTTGTTTTATATTTATTGGGAAGCCTGTAAGGCTGACAAAAGAAGTTTTGGAATGTGTTATTTAAAAATAAGACGTTCAGGATTTTCATTTATGAGTTCTTGTGAAGGAGTTAATACAGCTACTATTACTAAAGATTCTAGAATAGGTATATTGTCTAAGACGGGTGCAGATGCTAAGAAAATGTTTACAGATAAAATTGTACCTATTTCTAACAACTACCCATTTTTTTTCAAACCAATACAAGATGGTATGGATAAGCCGAAAACAGAATTGGCTTATAGAGTTCCAGCTTCTAAGATTACTAAAAAGAATATGTATACAGTAAGTGAAGAGGAGCTTGAAGGATTAGACACAACTATTGACTGGAAAAACACATCTGACAACAGTTATGATGGTGAAAAGCTACAACTTTTATTACATGATGAAAGTGGTAAATGGGAAAGGCCAGAGAATATATTAAACAACTGGCGTGTAACTAAAACATGTTTAAGATTAGGTAGCAAGGTTATAGGTAAATGTATGATGGGATCTACATCAAATGCTTTAGATAAAGGTGGTAGAAATTTTAAAGATTTATTTGAGTCATCTGATTGCAGAAACAGAAACTCTAACGGGCAAACAAAAAGTGGTTTATATAATTTGTTTATTCCTATGGAGTGGAATATGGAAGGTTTTATTGACATGTATGGGATGCCTGTATTTAAAAATCCAGAAAAACCTATTAAAGGAATAGACAATGAGCCAATTACCCAAGGCGCTGTGGATTATTGGGAGAATGAAGTAGAGTCATTGTCATCGGATCCTGACGCTTTAAATGAATTTTACAGACAGTTTCCTAGAACTGAATCACATGCATTCAGGGATGAAAGCAAGCAGTCTTTATTTAATTTAACTAAAATATACCAACAAATAGATTACAACGATTCTATTAATTTAGCTCATTATACAACGCAAGGATCTTTTCATTGGCAAAACGGAATAAAGGATTCTAAGGTTATTTGGAGCCCAAATAAAAGAGGAAGATTTTTTGTAACTTACATCCCTAAAGCTTCTATGCAAAACAACGTAGTTGTAAAGGGTGGAAGAATGTATCCTGGGAACGAACATGTAGGCTCATTTGGTTGTGACTCGTATGATATTTCAGGAGTAGTTGTAGGAAAAGGTTCTAACGGAGCTTTACATGGAATGACAAAATTTAATATGGATGACGCTCCAAGTAATGAATTTTTTTTAGAATACATTGCTCGGCCACAAACGGCAGAAATATTTTTTGAAGAAGTTTTAATGGCTTGTGTTTTTTATGGCATGCCAATATTATGTGAAAATAATAAACCTCGTTTATTGTATCATTTTAAAAATAGAGGATACCGAGGCTTTTGTTTAAATAGACCAGATAAAACTTATAATAAGTTATCTAAGACCGAAAGAGAGTTAGGAGGTATTCCTAATTCATCTGAAGATGTTAAACAATCTCACGCCTCAGCTATTGAGTCGTATATTGAAAAATATGTAGGATTAGATTTTGATGGTAGTTATAGGGAAAAAGACGATATAGGTAGTATGTATTTTCAAAGAACACTAGAAGATTGGGCAAAGTTTGATATATCAAACAGAACTAAGTTTGATGCTGCTATTAGCTCAGGTTTAGCGATTATGGCAAATCAAAAACACTTGTATACTCCTGTCAGAAAACAATCAAAAATAAGCATTAACTTTGCAAGATATAATAACAAGAACTCAGTAAGTCAATTACTTAATAAATGAAAGAAGTAACAATAGATATACAGGCTGCTGCATTTCCAGATCAATTTGTTTCTGACTCCACTAAAGATACTATGGAGTATGGATTGCAGATAGGTCAAGCAATACAATACGAATGGTTTAGAAGAGATAATGGCTCCTGTAGATTTTATAATCAATGGAATGAGTTCATGAGATTACGTTTGTATGCAAGAGGAGAGCAATCAGTAGCAAAATACAAAAATGAATTAGCAATAGATGGCGATTTAAGTTATCTTAATCTAGACTGGTCACCAGTACCAATTATTCCAAAGTTTGTAGACATTGTTGTAAATGGAATGTCTGACAGACTTTTTAAAGTTAAAGCCTACGCAGAAGATGCGTTGTCGGCTGAAAAAAGAAATGAATTTCAGGAAATGGTTGAAGGCGAGGTGTTAGCTAAACCTTTATTTGAACAAATACAAACAGACTTTGGTGTAAATCCTTTTACAATGAATCCCGATGAGCTCCCTGCTGATGATGACGAAATGGAGTTGTTTATGAACATGAAGTATAAGCCAGCTATTGAGATTGCAGAGGAAGAGGCTATAAACACTTTGATGGCTGAAAATCATTACAATGATATTAGAAGCAGAGTAGATTATGATTTAGCTACTATAGGTATTGGTATAACTAAGCATGAGTTTTTGAAAGGAGCTGGAGTAAAATTAGATTATGTTGATCCTGCTAATGTAGTATATAGTTATACAGAAGATCCGTATTTTAAAGATTGTTTTTATTGGGGAGAAATAAAAACCGTACCGATGACTGAGCTTATAAAAATAGATCCTTCACTAACAAATGAAGATCTTAATCAAATAGCCAAATACAGTCAATCTTGGTACAATTATTTTAACACATCTCAATTTTATGAAAACAGCATGTTTTATAGAGATACAGCTACTCTTATGTATTTTAACTATAAAACAACACATTCGTTTGTTTATAAAAGAAAAAAATTAGCAGACGGATCTTACAAGACTGTAGAAAAAGACGATCAATTTAATCCTCCACAAGAAATGATGGACGAGGGTAAATTTGAAAGAGTTGAAAAAAAGATTGACGTATGGTATGATGGTGTTATGGTTATGGGAACGAACATTTTATTAAAATGGGAATTAGCCGAAAATATGGTTAGACCTAAATCCTCTAATCAGTTTGCTATGCCTAATTATGTTGCAGCAGCTCCTAGAATGTATAAAGGAGGATTAGAATCTTTAGTAAGAAGAATGATTCCTTTTGCAGACCTAATACAAATGACACATTTAAAAATACAACAAGTGGTGTCAAGAGTTGTGCCAGATGGTGTATTTATAGATGCTGATGGATTAAATGAAGTAGATTTAGGGACGGGCAACACCTATAATCCTGAAGATGCATTAAGATTATATTTTCAAACCGGTAGTGTTGTTGGTAGAAGTTATACTCAAGATGGTGAATTTAATAACGCAAGAGTACCAATACAGCAATTAACCGCTAATAGCGGGGCTAGTAAAATGCAAATGCTTATTGCTAACTATAATCATTATTTAGATATGATTAGAGCAGTTACTGGACTAAACGAAGCTAGGGATGGTTCAACACCAGATCCTAACTCACTGGTAGGTGTACAAAAGTTAGCAGCTTTAAATTCCAACACAGCCACTAGACATATTCTTCAGGGTAGTTTATATATAACAAGAACTATTGCGGAGTGTTTGTCAATTAGAACTGCTGATATTTTAGAGTATGCAGATTTTAAAGATGAATTTGCTATGCAAATTGGAAAATATAATTTAAGAATATTAGAAGACATCAAAGATTTATATATGTATGACTTTGGTATTTTTATAGAAATGGCTCCAGACGAAGAAGAAAAAGCAATGCTAGAACAAAATATTCAAATGGCATTATCTCAAAAAGACATAAGCCTGGAAGATGCTATAGATATTAGGGAGGTTAACAATTTAAAAATGGCTAACCAACTCCTTAAATTAAAGCGTAAGAAAAAACAGGAGGCTGAACAAGATCAAAGAATGCAAGAGCAACAGATGCAGGCTCAAATGCAAATGCAAGCACAGCAAGCCAAGTCTCAGGGAGAGATGCAAAAAATACAAATGGAGTCTCAAGCTAAGATTCAATACAGACAAGCTGATGTGGCGTTTGAAATTGAAAAGCTTAAAAACGAAGCTGAGTTAAAACGACAGCTTATGCAAACGGAGTTTGAATTCCAAATGCAGTTAAAAGGTCTTGAACAATCCGGCTTACAAGAAAGAGAGAGTCAAAGAGAAAAAGCTAAAGACAAAAGAATTAGCCAGCAGTCTACCGAGCAATCTAAATTAATAGAACAGAGAAAAAATAATTTACCTGCTATTAGTTTTGAATCAAACGAAGATAGTTTAGATGGTTTCGATCTAGCTGAGTTTGAGCCAAGATAGGCTAAAAAATTAATCTAAATATTGTTTAACTTTGTAAAAATTTAATTAAATGGAAATAAAAGTAAAAGACTTAGGATTAGTCGAAGAAAAATCCACAGCTCAAATTGAAGAGCAGCTTTTAAAACAGCATGAAGAAAAGTTTGACGACACTCCAAAGGAGGAAAATGTAGTAGAAAAAGTAGAGGTCAAAGAAGAAAAACAAACTATCGAACCTGAAAAAGAAGAGGTAGTAGAAAATAAAACTCCGTCATTAGAGTTAAATGATGACAACGTTCTTTCTTATATTAAAGATAGATATAACAAAGATATAAATTCAGTAGATGAACTGTTTGCGGAAAAAGAGGCAAACGAACCATTGCCTGAAGATGTATCTGCGTATTTAAAGTACAAAAAAGAAACCGGTAGAAACATACAGGATTTTTACAATTTGCAAAAAGACTATGATTCTATGGATGACAATTCTGTACTAGCTAGTTATTACTCGGCAACTGAAGAAGGTTTAGACGCAATAGATATTCAAGATATTATTGAAGATAAATTTGATTTTGACGATGAGATTGATGATCCTAAAGATGTTAAGAAAATCAAGCTAGCAAAAAAACGAGAACTTGCGAAAGCTAAAAAGTTTTTGAATGAACAAAAAGATAAATATAAAGTTCCTCTTGAGTCAAGTGGGGATGGGTTATCTGCTGATCAAAAAGA